ATCAGTTAACAAGAAGTTAATCAAGTTATATTTGGTCTGATCTTTAGTGCTATACACGGTATTGAAAACGTTAGAGGTAGAAAAAGGAATACTAACGCCTACTCCGGTAGAAGGGCGCAAATCAAGGGGCGATATTTTTCTTGCGTTATATGCCATTATATTACGCCTTTAGATCTCATTTTACTCATTAAATCTGTGAAATCAGGTACTTCGTTTATTTGTACCATGCTTGGATCAGAACTAGGTCTTGCTGTTGCCAACATACCATTAACGTCTCCTACTGCAACTTGCTTTGGTTGAAAGAAGCTAGTTGGGTCTACTCCTATTGAATTAGGTCCAATGTCCGATGTGTTAAAAGACATATCGTCCATATCACCCATTGCCATTGCTGTTTCGTTTAGCATATTAGCCAAAGGATTGCCTGTGAAGTTAGGCTTAGGACGCACTGGTTGTGTGTTTAGTGTGCCTGGTACAGCCATTTTAGGTCTCTTTGATTCTTTTATAACCTCTTTAGGAGTGCTTGAGGATTGAATCTCCTTTAAAATGGCAGGCATTTCTTGACGGATCGCATTTACGACCTCTTCCCTGATCAATTTCTTTAGTAATTCTAATTGGTTACTTTTTGCCATATCCTATAAATATTGATTTTATAATATTCCTTTTTATCTAATGTTTTGAGCTGAATCAGATTTCCCTTGTTCAGAGTAGTAAGATCCTCCACTTCCAGCGTAGCTTACTGAACCTCCGCCTCCAGCGCCACCACCTGTTGCAGAAGTAGAAGATTGAGCTGCTTGATTTGTATTGTTTACGGGTTGACCGCCTTCTAATTGTTTTATTTCAGCTTCTAATACTTTTATTTCTTTTTCGTTCTTTTCTATTTTTGGATCTAAAAGTTTCTTTGCCGCCGCAAAAGCTATTGGACCTAAAAGTAATGCCGCAGCTCTTTCTTTTTTCCAATTAGATATCTGTTCTTTCAAGTCAGATATTTTATTTTTCTTTTCTGCAATGGCCGCATTATTCTTTTGCCTGTTGGCTAATTTTCCCGAATATTTTCCAGCAGGGTCAGTTTGCGTTAAATTATTGGAGAGATCAGAAGAGGCTTTAGCCATCATCTTTCTCATTCTCTTTCTTAATTTCTTACCGCCTTTAATACTATTGATAAATCCATTGATACCTAAACCTTCTGGCGGATCTTCGTCTTCACTATCAGGATCATCGTCTCCAGTATCAAAATTCATAAATTCTATGTCGTCTATGCTAAGATCTTCGTTTGTTAAGAAGTTCATAGACTCTTCCATTACTGAAATATCGCTAGCAGAAAAACCAGAGAAACCTAAATTTGGTTGATTTCCTCCTGATTCTGCTTTTTGACCTTCTAAATTATTTTGTTTTCTTCTTGCATCTTCTGATAAGAACGATTCCAAACTCTTTCCATAATCGTCTCCTCCAATATTCGTTATCATAGAGTCTAATCCAGTTCCATTTCCATCAAAGCTAGCATTAGAAATTGGAATATCTAAAGGAGTTCCATTAGCGCTAGTGCGATTAATAGCTGAGGATTGATTGTTTGATGCAATACCTCCCAAACCAAGAGCTTGAGTAGATCCTCCTGCTTGATTAATATTTTGACCTTGCTTAGAAGCCGCTAAATCTCCAAGCCCTGTCATCAAAGGACTCGTAAGACCGGAAGCTCCAGACCCTCCATTTGCATTAGTGCCGCCTAAGCCGTTTATCATTACGTTAGCTTTTTGAGCGTATCCAAGAGCATTAGTATTAACTAACCCTAAAGCAAGCAATTTGGCTTTTACTTCCGCAACAATTATTTTATCATCAGAAGCGTAAGTAGCATCTGATTGTGTGGCTAATATTCCCTTTTGATCTATAGCTATACCGTAACGTCTTCTTAATCTTATTTCTGTGTCTACTGATTCTTCTGTTAATATCTCTATAGTGTAAGGTCCAAATTGATTATTTTTAGAATTCTTTTTATTAAAGTAATTGTTTAAAAACTCTAAAAGTCTAAGAGCTCTATCTCTTAAAAGATCTCTAACGTCTTTAAATTCATTCATTAAAGCTGGATCTATATAAGTTCCGTTTCTTCTTGCGTTTAATTCACTAGCATCAGGAGTAACACCAATTACGCCAAATCCGTTTCCGCTTGCGTTAGCATCTAAAACTCTACCAGAAATATTAGTCCCGGATTGCTCGTTTCCTCTTCCTCTGTTGTTATTAAGACCGCTTGCGTTACCTCCTCCAGCTCTACCGCTGGCTCCTCCACCAACTCCTCCAGCTCCTACTCCTGATCTATTATTTGGATTTATGTTTGTACCTCCTCCCGCTAATTGATCTAAACCGTATTGATCTAATTCTGTTTGTAGTGTTGATGGATCTCCCAATAAATCGTTTGGATCTGAGTAACAAGACTCTATGTTGAAGATTAAAGCAGTAATTTTTTCTACTAAAGTGAATAACTTAGTTACTAAACTTCTTAAGAATCCTATGATAGTTTGTAAAAGCTGATTTATTTGTTTTAATCTTTTTAAGAAGAATAAAAAGCCCTTCTCTTTTATGATCTCTTGTAAAGTATCAGATGCAACTGTAGTTACACCAACGGTGGTAAACACGTTTGGAATAGGAACTCCTAAAAAGAACTTTCTTAAAATCCAAAATACTTTTACTAATAACAAGAATAAAGATATAATATTACTAAAGAACGAAATAATCCTAAGTATTTGATTCGCAATTCTTATAATCACTCTACATACATCTATAATAGTTTTTAAGAAAGGAATAATTTTTTTTGGATCTATTATTTTAGAAATCATTTTAATGAACTTAGAAATTCTACCGTCCAAAAATCTATCTGCTAAGTTGATTGCTCCACTAACTGTAGTTAAATTTTGTATAGATATTGCTATAGTTCTAATGTCGTCTATTTTCTTTAACGCTTTTTGTACGTCTTGACTTGGGAAATTTCTAACGTCAGAATATTTGTTAAAAACTCTATAAACGTCTTCCATAAAATTGGAAAACAGCTGTAATTCAGGAAACGCCGCAACTAGTTCTGCGTCTCTTAGTCCATTTGTACTCAATAATTCTCTAGCCGCTTGAACTTGAGTGTTGCCCTGCAAAGAATCTCTAAAAGACAAACCTGATGCTTCTTGTTCTATCTGTTGTTCTGGGCTAAGTACTTGTTCTGGAGGAATTCCTAAAACTTCTTCTAGTATTGTTCTTACTTTTTTTATTAATCCTACTAAAGCGTTTTTCTTTTTAGATGTAGTATTATCTCCATACAAAGAATAGAAGTCATCTATTAGCACTTGTACTTGATAGGCCTTTAGTTGTATCTCGTATTTTTTTCTAGCTAAAGGATCCGTTATGGTTTCTGGATCTACGTTAGGATCAAATGTTTTTCCACCCGGTATTTGATTCAATGCATATTCTAGAATGTTACACATATCAACTTCTAGTAATTTATCCATTACGTAGAATATGCCCTTGTCCAAAGTCTCTTTAAAACCAGTCATTGGATTAACAGCGTCTGATTCTTCTGCTGCAGCAATTTCAAATTTACCGTAGAAGAGATCGTCCATCTTTGCTCTTATTTCATTGATGGCTTTTCCCGCAACTATAATAGCTTTCTCTATACCAGGTTCGGCTGTGCTTTCGTTAGCTGTTAATATATTTGTATTAGACGTTAGTGTATTAATCGCCTTTTGATCATCTGCTGATAATTTTTCAAAGTCCGTCTTAGGCCTTATGTCAGGAGCCGTTTTAGGAGGCAACTGCGTTATCGGTTTGATTGTTAGATTATCTCCCATTATTTAGTGTATACTACTTTTGAAAGATTAAATGCTTGTCCAGGATTTGTGCCTCCACCAGTTACCTCGTTGTTGATTGATTTAGCCGTTTTAGCCACTAAAGGACCTGTTGATGCTAATAATTGCATAGAAGCAGGAAGATTAGACTCCGATACTTTTCCTAGCGCGTCTCCTAACTCTATTAGCATTTCGCTCAATCTAATTAGGATTTGATTTGTTTTATAACCCAATAAAACTGGTTCTAATCCAACCATATTATCTGGAATTATTTTATTTCCCAGACTAATCTTAGGCGCGTCTATATAAACTTCTGCGTTAGCGTCTATGTGTACTTCACCACCAGAAGATATACCTACATTCTTTTTACCTAATAAAAATACAGAATCCGATTTAGCGTGTACAATAACTCTACCGCTACTTACAATTATCTGCTTGCCTTTATATGGAAATTCTGGAACGTACATTATGTATTTCTTATTGCTGTTGAATCTTGTTGTTGTGCTGATAAAATATCGTTAGAAGTAGGTGCTTGTTCTATTTCTAATATTACTTGAGATTGTTTTGATAAACCTTTTCCATAAGATCTAAATGGAAAATTAACAACATCTTCTAAAACTATTTTTTGATTAGAAGTTAAATATATAGAAGAATCGTCTTTATTAATGTCCTCTATAGTTGCTGCAAAAGGATCTGTATCTACGGGTTGGCCTTGACCATTTCTAATAATAGTTATAGGATCACCGGTGGTTCCAACTTCTGACCAATAATTTAAAGCTCTTAATCCTTTTACCGTGCTTCCAAATCTTATTGATTGACCAAATCTTGATTCTAATATAATATCTCCTTCGAAAGGTCTTAAGTTCTTTATTCTTTCGTTCTCTATAAAAGTTCTACCAAGAGGAAGTCTAAAAGCTAGTGTATCTGTTTTGCCTTGAAACTCTGGTCTTGAGCTTGCTTTGCTTATGTATTGACCGTACTCTTCCATATTAGGAAAAGCGTTGTGATTAACTCCATTCCACAAAGCATAAGGAGGAAAATAGAAAAGCTGTTTAGCATTAAAGTCGTTGTTCAAATCAGGAGATGGTCCGCTCATGATTAAAACTATTTCGCCCAATAAAGGGTATTGTTTTATAAAGCTAAATATTGGGAATGCAGGTTCTGTTACCTCTTTTAATTTGGATTCAGAAAGATTAGAGTACATTACTTCGTATCTTATTTTACCCACATCTTTCCAACTAGTAAAGTCAGGGTTTGGTTCTAATACGTCTCTAACCGCAGGAAGTCCATCAGGAGAAACAAAAGCTTGTATAGATCTAGTGAAAGGTCCTTGCACTATGGATTTAACTCGACCAATTATGAAGTATTGGCCAAATTTACCCGTTTTATCGGCTTTAAAATTATTACCGAATATACTCATTATGCGCTAGGTAATTGTTTTTTAGGAGCCATTGAAGTTACTTCGCTCATTAATTGCTCAATATCTTTCTCTGACAAAAGGCCTCCATCTTCTACAGATTTGTCTTTTGCGTCAGCAGATTTTTGGAATGCACTAAGAATTTTCATTAGCACCTCATCGTTCTTAAGACTAGAATCCAATAGACCTTTGATCATTGGCATAAGAACTATAGCATCGCCAGGACCATCAATCATATCAGCTAGACGTAGTATTTCAGACTTTATCGTAGAATCTTGGGACTTGTGTTTATTGTAAACCTCTTCCACCAATTGCGCCAAAGTCTTGCCAGGGAAGATTTCCTTTTCTAGTTCCATAGGATTTTTTAAATAAATATTACTGGTCTACGTTTTCAATATGGTGATCTAGCACCTCCTTATATATGGTTTTGAGCTTCTTAATAACCTTTGTAATGGTATTAGATTGGCAGTCAGTGATCTCTTTTATGTATATAAAGAGAGCCTTTTTATTGAATATGTCTATGTTATCTCGCTTCTTAAACACTTCTAAGATAGCGTCTGCAACCTTAATTTCGCCTTCTTTGTCAAATAGTTCAATTAGGTTATCGTCAACATATTTTATGAATTGATCTATTACAGAAACTCTATTAATATCAGAGGATTCTGGTTCTAGGATTAAAGTTTCATGAGTACTATTGGCGTTATCAATCTCTTCTACTTGTATCTTAGAAACCATTTTTTTGTAGTTCTTTTGATTGTAGATAATCAAATATCTTTTAGCAATGGTACCAAAATAAGAGTATGCTTTACCTTTTGATTGATCGTAAAGGTGCAATTTTTGTAAAAGAAAAGAAATAACTTCGTACTTAAGATCTTCAATATTATCTACTTCTGTGTAATAAAACTTAAAAGTGTGGATAATATTCTCTGCTAATTTATAAAACGCGTAGTGAATCTCTTTGTTATAAATTTGATTTGCTACTGCTTGATTAGGAGCAGCACGATATCTTAAGATTGCCTCTTCAGTTTCAGAAGTAAAGTAGACATTCTTGGTTTTTGGTTTTCTTTTTCTAGGAGTGCCTTTAATTGTAAGGCCCATGTCCTGTTCTGCTTCAACTATTAAGTCTTCTGCCATGGTTTATTTTCTCCCTGTAAATTGTTGAACGCGTAATTGAATTGCTTTAATTGTTTCAAATAGAGATAACAACTCTGGATCTGATTGAACCCACATCGTCATGTCTATTTTATTTACTAAGCCGTTAAACTCGTCTAATAAAGACATTGTATCGTTTACAAAGCCGCTTTGATTAAGTACGATCTCTTCTAAACGTTTATTTTTTCTATATAAATTGTATACTATAGCGCCAAAGATTGTAACGAACCATAATACTAGTGCAATTGTTCCAGTCATTTTATTTTAAATTTGTGTTTCTACTCTCGAAGCCATTAAATCGGCTTGATGAAGTATGTAAGGTAAATTAGATTTTAATTCAGAGTCAGAACTGTACGTAATGTAATACGGCTTATTTGCTTCTTCGTACAATCCATCGTGTAATTTGATTGCCAAGAATTCATTTTCGCTAACAGAAATACCAGCTTCTTGTAAATAGAATAAACTTCTATCTGCAATTCTCATGTGAGTGATCTTACTATTGTATTTAAAGTGTGCTCCTTGTTTCTCTACATGCCAAGAAGAGTCGTTAGGAATATAGAAAGGCTCTTCGTTAGTGCCCAATTTACCTAGGTCATGATTAATTGCAGAGAATACTAATTCTTCAATGGTATAATCTTTCTTCTGACCAAAGCGTTCCCATACTTTATCCATTACTAAAGCTGCTTCAACTACTCTATTAACGTGTTCAACGTAACCTCCTGGAAAACAATTGTGATGTGCTAATTTGGTAGAGGCTGGACTAATAGCTAGAGTTACTTCTCTATTCTTATAGAATTCCAGTAAGGCATCTTTTCTATCAGACGTAATGTACTTGTCAATGTATCCGTAAAACTTCTGTAAGTTCTCAAGGATTTGCTCTTCTGTTAATTTTTTCATAACTTTTATTTTTTTTAATTAAGCTTCGTGCTCAGTGTTGATTAAGTGTTGGATCTCATTTATCTTTTCTTGCATTCTTTCTAAAGTGTCTTTTAACTCTTGTGGAGGACGCAATTGGGAAATTTGTGAATTTTGGTACATTATCATGTTTACCAACTCACTTAATTTTTTAGTAACTAGTTCTTTGTATCTCATATTTTTAATTTAATCTTTTTGTATCGCATCTATGATATTATCTATCGAGTACATGCCCATTGTGGATATATTCTCAGATATTATTTTTATTTTTCCTATGTCATTGTACTTTTCGGCGATGTAGAATATCTTGCCTTCCTTATTAACCATTGGGTACATATCCACTCCAGTAACATTTTCTATATTATCACACATATTTGGATAATCTTCGCAAGGAATCGCATCGTACTCGATTTTTAAAAGATCTAAAGTTGACTTTAGTTTTTTACATTTATCGCAACCTTCTAAAAGGTATACTTCTAGTTTAATCTTTTTCATAATCGTCAAATTCAGGATCTAATGACTTCATTGTTTCTATCCACAAGAGTTTTTGTTGATCAGACATATTTTCAAATTGCATACTTAGATATACGTACAACGCCTGTATCTCTTCCTTTGTTAGATCTTGTTTATTTTCTTCCCCTATGTTTAGTAGTTTTGATAAGTCCATGTTTGTCTGCTGTTTTTCCCCCTGTAGTAGAAGGTCTTAAAAATAATTATTCTATAGGACAATAAAAAACTTAAGTTCTAAGTGTGCTCAACAAAGATTAAATTTTTTTATTAAACATATTTTTTGTATATTAGATTCATGGAGAACGAACAGTTAGTATTGGGACTTTTGGAGTCTGTACTTGGAAAGGGAAAACCCGACAAGAACAAGAAGGATCACGTGTTCCATTGCCCAATATGTAATCATAAGAAGCCGAAGCTAGTGGTAAACGTTTCTAGCGGTCAATACAACTGTTGGACCTGCCATCCACCTACGAAAGGCAAAACTCCTGTATCTCTATTTAAGAAACTTGGCGTTGATAAAGCGCGCATGGTAGAGATGAAGAGCTACTTTAAAAGCGATCGTACCAAGATTGACGATGCTGAAACTACTCGCGTATTTTTACCCACTGAATTCATTTCGATGACCGATAACGATGGGTCTCTAGAGTATCGCCACGCTGCTGTCTACTTAAAAAAGAGAGGCATCAACGAATCCGATGTAAGAAAATACAACATTGGATATTGTAAAACTGGTCGATACAGAAATCGCGTTATTATCCCCTCTTACGATAGAAACGGCCAAGTAAATTACTTCATTGCTAGATCTTTCGAAAAGGATCCATATCAAAAGTACGACGCTCCATCTATTCAAAAGACAGAAATTGTGGGTATGGAATACTTTATAAATTGGTCAGTTCCAGTAATACTTTGCGAAGGAATATTCGATGCAATAGCAATAAAAAGAAATGCTGTTCCTCTATTTGGAAAAAGTATTCCAAAGGCACTGATGTTAAAACTTGTGGAATGTCAAGTAAAAACAGTATATTTGGCTTTAGACAAGGATGCTCTTAAGGAAGCATTGACTTACTCAGAACAATTAATAAATTTGGGTAAGGAAGTCTATTTAATAGAATTAGATGGCAAAGATCCATCCGATTTAGGTTTCGAAAATATGACAAAATTATTACAACAAGCAAAGCCGTTAACATTCGGTGAGATCATTCTCAAAAAAATGATGGGTTAAACCATGATAAGAAAAATATTCCAAGTAAGTGATATTCACATTAGGAACTTTAAGAGACACGACGAGTATAGAAGAGTGTTTGAGAAACTTTACGACTACATTAGAGAAAATTTTACACAAGACGATCTAATCTGTTTGACTGGAGATATTGTACACGCTAAGACGGACGTTACGCCTGAATTAGTGGAAGAGGTACAAACTTTCCTAAAAAGTCTAGCAGACATTGGAAGAGTATTATTGATTCCTGGCAATCACGATGCGAACTTAAACAATGATCATAGAATGGATGCGTTGACTCCTATCGTTAATGCTTTGAACCATCCTAATCTAACCTATCTTAAGAAGACCGAAGTATTAGACATTTATAACAACAACGTTACTTTCTATCACTGGTCGGTTTTTGATAGTCACACCGAATATCCTAAATGTGCTAACGAAGGAGAAGACTTTAAGATCTGTTTGTATCACGGTCCTGTTAGCGGCACTGTTACAGAAAGTGGCTTCGGTCTTTTCGATAACGATGTAAAAGTAGAAGATTTTGAAGGCTTTGACTTAGTTTTATTAGGCGATATACACAAAACTCAATTCTTAAACGAAGCCAAGACCATAGGTTACCCAGGATCATTGGTACAACAGAACCACGCCGAGTCTTTAGTACACGGTATATACGTTTGGGATGTAGCAACTAAGTCTGCAGAGTTCGTTGAGATAGAAAATGACACTGCTTTCTATACAATAGAAGTAGACGCTGGAGTTTATCAGCCATTACCACAACTACCTAAGAATCTTTACTTAAGAGTCAAATATAGGAACACTGATCAGTCTGAAATTAAGAGAATAGTAGCCGAAATCAAGCAAGAACACAACGTATTAGAGACTTCTTTGATGAAAATACGAGACTTCACTACTTCTTCTAACGATAATAAGAAACTAAACGTACACGATGTAAGAGATGTAGAGTATCAGAATACTTTATTAGTAGATTTCCTAAAAGAAAAGTACGATTTAGACGAACAATCAATCAAAGACATTTGCGAGATCAACAAGATAATCAATAACGCATTACCCAAGTCAGAAGTTCCAAGAAATTCTATCTGGATACCTAAGACATTCGAATTTTCAAACATGTTTAGCTACGG